GTGCAACAAACCACCCGCTTACTAACGGCGGCACGTTTGCAAACACGCCAGCAGTAGCTGCAGATTTGAACGAAACATCTCTTGAAGATGCTTTGATCAACATCGCAGGTTTTGTTGACGAACGTGGTTTGAAGGTCGCACTTCGCGGCACTAAGTTGATCATCCCGCGTCAGCTGCAATTCGTTGCAGAACGCTTGATGGTTTCAAACTTGCGTGTTGGCACAGCCGACAACGACACTAACGCAATTCGCTCCATGGGTATGTTGCCTGACGGTTATGCCGTTAACGACTTCCTGACGGATCCGGATGCGTTCTTTGTCAAGACCGACGCTCCTCGTGGTATGATCCACTTTGAGCGGACACCACTTTCCACCAACATGGAAGGTGACTTCGACACAGGTAACATGCGCTTCAAAGCGCGTGAGCGTTACAGCTTCGGCTTTAGCGACCCACGTTGTGTCTTCGGTTCTGCAGGGGCGGCGTAAGTCTCCACTCATAACTAAAGTCAGGGGCGGTCTTCGGATCGCCTCTTTCTTTTTGTTTAGACCTGGTGTATTGTTTAGTCATCCCTGACAGTCGCAAGGTGCGGCTGACATTTACCTAGACAGGAGATCGACATGGGTACGACAACTTTTTCAGGTCCTATTAAAGCAGGGACCATTAAAGAAACCACGGGTACAACCCTTGGATCAAATATTAAGAACACTGGTCAAGTCGTTATGGCTCAGACATTTTCAGTGGATCTATCTGGCGGAGCAGTAGCTGCACAAGTTACTGACGTTGTAATTCCTGCAAATTCTCAAATTATTGACTGCGTTATTGATATTATCACGGCGGCTAATACCTCAACAAACTTGAGTGTTGGTGATACCGTAGGTGGTGCAGCAACTATTTTGAATACATTTGCAAGTGGAACAGACGCGGGACGTAAATATCCAACTACGCAAGCAGGTGCTGCATTAGCATGGCAAGACACAGGCACAGCGGATATTCGTTTAACTGTTACTGGCTCTGCTGCAACAAATGCGGGTTTAGTTCGTTTTACAATTTTGTACCAGCAAAACAATAACCTCGCTTAATAGGAGGCTTTTATGGCAGGTCCAGTAACCGCATATAATTGGGTTCAAGGCACAACAGCTGCGATTGTTGGTCCGACTCGTTCTCGTCTCCGTCAGGTTGTAATTTTCGCTGCTGCAGCAGGCGCATTCACAATTAAGAACGGCGATACTAACGGAACTGTTCTTCTTACCCAGACGTTTCCCACAGGGCATCATGTTATGAACATTCCTGACGACGGCATCATTGCCACTGCAGGCGTTTATATTGATGCGTTTACGGGTTCGGCAAATCAGCTTACGATTATCTTGTCGTAGGTGCTGAGATGGTCGGCAGTGAGGTAACGTCCTTTTACTCTCAGACTTCGGCAGCGTTGGTTCAACGGCGCTGTCGGCTTCAAGGTGTGCTTTTGACATATGAATCAGGAGCCACAGGGCATGTCGTACTTTACGACAACGCTTCAGAAGCGTCAGGAAAGGTATTACTTAGAGTCGATGAAACTTCTCAAGGTATGGAAGAAATATTTCTTCCTGGGGATGGTATACTAGCTAAAAAAGGTGTCTACGCTTCGATTCCCAGTAACACTACCATATCAGTGATTGTGGAGTAGTTATGGCTAAGATCGACAAGTCCAAGATGAAATGCAACAAGCCAAAGCGCCAGATTTCTGGCGGGAAGAAGTCTGTTGTAAAGGCTTGTAAGGACGGCAAAGAAAAGATCATTCGTTTTGGTGATGCCAACATGACCATTAAGAAGTCAGACCCCAAGCGTAGGAAGTCTTTTCGTGCGCGGCATGGATGTGACACGAAGAAGTTAGATAAGTTAACGGCCCGTTATTGGTCGTGCAAGATGTGGTAGAGACATGGACAAGAACGTACAGCTTATTTTCTGGGGTGGCGCGGTCACACTTTGCACTGCTGGGATCGTGTGGATGGTTTCTACTTTGATCGCCGTAGACAAACGAACTGAAGTGATAAATGTAAAGCTAGATCACTTAGTCGAAGCTGTTGATGAATTGACAACAAGAAAGGCACGTTATGATAGGCCGTGGGCAGATGCCGTTCCAAATATCCAAGCCGCCAGAGAGGTCAACTAATGGCGGAGAAAAAGAAAAAGCTCGACGCCTGCGCAAAGAAAGTCAAAGCTCGGTACAAGGTGTGGCCCAGCGCATACGCAAGCGGAGCGGTAGCCAAGTGTCGAAAGGTGGGAGCCGCAAACTGGGGCGAATCTTCTAAGAAACGCAAGCGCCCGGTAAAGAAGAAGATGAAGGATGGCGGCTATGTTGCTTACGGCTGCGGCGGAGTTATAGAGGGGCGTCGTAAAGAGACGAATAACTACTGATGGCAAAGAAGGACAACTCATTACGCAAATGGTTTTCCCAGAATGACGGGAAGGGTTGGGTTGACTGCAAGACTGGCAAGCCCTGTGGTCGTCAGAAGGGCGAAAAGCGCAAGGGTTATCCGGCCTGTCGTCCTACTATGGCGCAGTGTACGTCAGCTTCTAAAAAGAAGAAATCTTCTAAGCGGATTAGCTGGAAAGCCGATGGTGGTTTGGTAAGAGTGTTTTGATAACTGAAGGAGTTATGCTATGAAAGATCTAAGTGGTGACGGCAAAGTGACTAAGAAAGATGTTCTGATTGGTCGCGGTGTAATCGAGAAAAAGAATGGTGGAATGTTAAACGGCTATATGGGCGGTGGCATGATTAAAAAAGGCTACAAGGGTGGTGGCAAAGTCATGGGCTGTAACACTGGTGTTCAGATGTCCGGATTTAAAAAAGCTGGGGAGTACTAATGACAACTTCAGGTTCAAGAGACTTCAATCTTGATGTTGGTGAGATCATCGAGGAAGCATACGAGCGGTGCGGATTAGAGGTCCGCACTGGCTATGACGCTCGTACAGCGCGTCGGTCTTTGAACCTGATGTTTGCTGAATGGGCTAACCGGGGTTTAAACCTGTGGACGGTAAAGCAGGCGTTCTTCACCGTCACACAAGGCACAGAAGAATACAGTTTAGAGTCCGATGTTGTTGATCTATTAGACGTTGTCCTGCGTAGAAACAATACAGACTACGAAGTGCAGCGGATCAGCCGTGGAGACTATGCTACTCTGCCAAACAAGACAACGCAGGGCAGGCCAAGTCAGTTCTGGCTAGATCGCCAGATTTCTCCCAAGCTGTATCTTTGGTCTGTTCCTGAAAACTCAACGGATCAGATTCGTTATTACTATGTTCGCAGGATCGAAGATGCTGACGACTTGGTGAATACAACTGACATGCCGTTCCGGTTTTACCCTTGTATGGTTGCGGGTTTGGCCTACTACATGGCCGTCAAACGTGCCCCTGATCGGGTTCAAATGTTAAAGACGATTTATGAGGAAGAGTTCCAACGTGCTGCGGACGAGGATCAAGGCCGTACTCCGTTGAAGCTCCAGCCTAGCTTGAGTTACTTGAGGGTCTAATGCCTTACGCTGCGGGAAAAAATGCTTGGGGAATATCTGATCGGTCTGGTCGCCGTTACCGTCTTCGTGAGATGAAGGTAGAGTGGACTGGTGCCAAGGTCGGCCCTGATGAGTTCGAGACAAAACAGCCGCAGTTGTTCCCGCCCAAGGCTTTTCCTGATCCTCAAGCACTGATGAGTCCGAGACCGGAGACTGGTCTTGAGGAACAAAGGGCGGTACAATGGGGTTGGAATCCGGTTGGTTTTGCGTACATCCCAGGTATCAGCCCCCCTGACAACTTGGTTGCTCAAGGCTTAGTTGGAACAGTAACGGTGGTGACAACATGAGTTTTACATACGCGCAGCTTAAACAGGCTATTCAAGATTACACAGAGAACGACGAGACCTCTTTCGTTACAAACCTTCCTCTATTTATTAGGCAGGCGGAAGAGAGGATCCTAAAGAACGTACAACTTAGTTTGTTTCGAAAGAACTCCACAGCTTCGACTACAGCAGGCAACCCCTATTTGGCAGTGCCTTCAGATTTTCTTGCGCCGTTTTCTTTGAGCTTGCGGGGCCCAGATGCGGACAAGTTTTTCGTTGAGTTTAAAGACCCTAGTTTTTTGCAGACCTATACTCCGGACGATACGACAACGGGTGCCCCACGCTATTATGGAGTGTTTGATGTAGAAAACTTTCTATTAGCACCAACACCGAATGCTCCGGCGGTTGGAGCAAATTACACTGCAGAGCTTCATTATTTCTATCGTCCACTCAGTTTGACTGCAGGGTCCGAAAGTGGCACGACCTGGCTCAGTGTAAACGCTGAGATGGCAATGCTATACGGCTCCTTGATAGAGGCCTACATTTACATGAAGGGCGAGCAGGACGTTATGGGAATGTACGCCGGACGATTCCAAGAAGCCTTGATTGGCGTTAAGATGCTGGGCGAAGCTAAAGAGACCACAGATGAATACCGCACTGGCAAAACTATAAGGGCAAAACAGTAATGTTTGAGTTCAAGGTAGATATCAATAAGGATGCCCCTGTAATAGGAGTGAAGACTACGGACAACCGCGGGTTCACGCCGGACGAGTTAGCGGAGCAGTGTGTTGATAAAATCATTTCGGTTTCCGATACTGCCCCTCCAGGGATACGAGACCAAGCTCGTGCTTTTTCGAAGCACGTCGAAACGCTTGTTGCATATTACATGCGACAGGCTATTCGCAGTGACCGCACAACTGTGTATAATGCACTCAAGGATGCGGGAAACCCCGAACTGGCTGAACTTATAAGGAGACTATAACCATGGCTTTCAGCGGAAACTATATGTGTACTTCCTTCAAGCAAGAATTGCTTACTGGTAGTCACAATTTTACAAACTCATCGGGCGATACGTTTAAGTTGGCTCTGTACACAAACAGTGCTTCTTTCAACGCAGCGACCACAGCCTACACAGCTACAAACGAAGTTGCTAATTCCGGTTCGTATGCTGCGGGTGGCGGAGCGTTGACTAACGTAACTCCTACGACTTCTGGAACCACTGCGTTCACAGACTTTGCGGACCTGACGTTTACATCTGCCACAATTACTGCACGAGGCGCGTTGATTTACAACACTACCACGGGCGCGGGATCTGGCACGACAGACACTGTTGTTGTTTTGGACTTCGGTTCTGACAAATCGTCTACAGCGGGCGACTTCCAGATTGTATTCCCAACGGCAGACGCGACTAACGCACTTATCCGCATCGCGTAAGGGGCAACCCTATGGCGAATATCACTGGTTGGAGTCGTGGCGAATGGGGAGAGGCTGCTTGGAATGAAGCAGTCCCTGTCCGTGTGGGCCATACTCTTAACGGGTGGGGTGAACTAGGGTTTGGCGTTACATCTTGGGGCGGTGAGCAATCTACGATTGACGCTATGCAGGGCCAAGTTGGTGTTGCGGTTGTTCGCGAGAATGTTTCGATTACGGTTACTGGACTCGGCTCTGTCAGTGCCGTTGGTTCGGTTATCGCAAAAGGCAACAACAGCGTAAGTGTTGTTGGGCTTTCTGGCACGGGAAATGTTGGTACAGTCACACTTCGGACTGAGCAGAATATTCCAACAACAGGGCTTGAAGCAACAATGGCGGTTGGTTCTGTCACTGTTGTCGAAGGCGCAGGGGTTACAGTCACACTTACGGCGTCCCTGCTTGGCACGGCTTCGGTAAACGGCGTCACGGTTGTTATTAACGCCTACGCTCCGGCGACGGGACTTGAGGTCTCAGGAAGTGTCGGCAGTGTCACGATCATCGAAGGCACAGGCGTAGATGTAAACGCTGTGGGTGTTGAAGCGGCGGGTGGAGTAACCGCTCCGACCATAATAGGTGATGCTCCCAATGTCCAAGTTACGGGAATCGCAGCCACAGGGCTTGTAAAACCTGTCGAACTACGCACGTTCCAGAGGGTTCCTGTAAACAACATTGACATGGTAATGACCGCTGGAGTTGGGACGGTTGAGCCTAAAGGTAACTCGATTTTAAGTGTCACGGGGCTTAGTGCTAGCGCAACGGTTGGTTCTGTGTTAGTTTATGGTAACATTACTCCAAATCCGGGTACGTCTTGGACGCCTGTGTCGCCTTCTGGAGGGGGTGCTTGGACGGAAGAGGAACCAGAACCGAATACAACTTGGACTGAAATAGCAGCGTAAAGGTAAAGAGACATGGCTACCTATACTACAAACGGCGGCATTACAAAGATTGCAACGGGCGACGAGTCCGGCACTTGGGGTAACACCACTAACCTTAACTTCGACATCTTGGATCGACTGACCAACGGTGTCGGTGCAATTACCTTGTCCGGCACGACACATACTTTGACAACCTCGGATGGGGCTTTGTCGGACGGTCAGTATCGTGTCTTGGTTCTTTCAGGTAGCCCAAGTGGAACGAACACAATTACGGTAGCTCCCAACGACAGCCAAAAGTTCTATGTTGTAAAAAACAACTCTGGACAGTCCGCGATATTTTCACAAGGTAGCGGTGCCAACGTGACGGTAGCCAACGGCAACACGGCGTTTATTTACTGCGACGGCGCTGGATCAGGAGCCGCGGTTGTTGATCTGACGGCCACGATTCCGGCTACGGGTTCATTGCTTGCTGCGAATAACTTATCGGATGTTGCGAATGCGGGTACTTCGCGCACAAATTTAGGCGTAGCAGTTGGATCAGATGTGTTGGCGTATGACGCTAACTTGCAGGCTTTTGTAACTGCGCTTACACTGCCCACATCGGATGGCTCAAACGGTCAAGCATTAGTTACTAACGGAAGTGGCACTATTAGTTTTGGTAGTGCTGGTATAT